CCATGGCACTGATCATCAGAACCACAGAACCGCGCGGCACCTTTCGCGTTACCTACGAAACCGTGACGGCAGAATCGGCCGAGCAGGGAGACTGCGCTGATTGCGGCTGGCTGGCTTGGAACGGCAGCCCCTGCGATGAGTATCACGAGTCTGTGTGGGACCTCCGGGACCTTACCGACCGCCTGGCAGGTTGCTACGCGGAGGGTGACGGCGATACGGTTCCCCGCTGGGTAACGCTGGATCCGCAGTCAGACTTCTGGCTCTCCCCCTTCTGGCGTGATCTGGCAGGTGAGGATGCCCTTAGCGTTACGGCTTCGGTGCATCGGCCGGATTGGATCACCGATTCCAGCTGGCTCAGAGTCTGCCGGATGCTCGGCTGGCGTTCTGGCCGCTGATGCTGTAATGTATTTCACGAGACCCAACCCATAGGCTCACACAATGACCCGTTACACCACTGAACAGCTGGCATCGTTCCCCTGGATCGTCAGCACTGATACGTTGCGCACCGAGGATTTGCTCGTGCGTTACTGGCAAACCGCCGAACAGCTAGGCGCCGACCTTTGCACTGTCCTACCGGCATTGCAGCATCTGGTGGGAGAGGATTCCAAGGAAGCTGATTGGGACGACGACATGGCTTGCGGTTGCCTGCTGCAGCTTGGCGACATCCTGCAGGATCTGGCGCCTAGTGGCTTTTACTTTGGTGCGTCAGAGGGTGATGGCGCGTGCTTCGGCTTCTGGCTCGATAACAGCTGGCGCGAAGTGTTGGAGCATTGCGGCTGTGCTTTCGATTCTGACCCCGAAGCGGTAACCGTTACGGTTCAGGAGTTACTGGCTGCCGGCGTCGATCCTGACACCTACGAAGACCTTTACCAGGGAGAGGCGGAAGGCTACAACGAGACGGAGGCCGGGGCAGACTATGCCGCTCAGCTGGCAGAAGATGCAGGCATGATCCAAGCCACAGCCCAGTGGCCCCATACGTGCATCGACTGGGAAGAAGCCTGGCGCGAGCTTGAACTGGGCGACGGTTACTGGCTGCAACGGATCAACGGCGCCCAGTGGGCAGTCTTCCGCTCTGCTTGACTGGCACCCCCACCGACTAACGGCCCGGCCACTGTGCCGGGCTTTTTGCTGCGCGGCCTGCGGCCGCTTGCAAGGTTAGAGCTTAAGATTGAAGCAAACAGGCGGGAGATCTTAACAGTGAGCGACGCACCGGAAGCTAACAGCGAAGCACCGGAGATTGCGCCGGAAGCTGTAGACAATAAGCCGCACCCATACGGTCGGCGCAATCCTGACGCTTGGATCGAAGAGCGGCAGCGGCGTTTGTTTCTCAAACAGCTGAGCGGTCAGAGTGCACGGGCTTTGGTGTATGAACACGCGACACGTGAAGGTGTAAGCGTAAGTACCGCTTGGCGCGACTACGCAGTTGTGCAGAGCTGGAATGAGTCGGATTGGCAAACAGAAAGAGACAAAACGGTCTCACGCATCCAGCAGATGCGTCTTCGCTGCATCGATGGCGCGATCCGGGCAAAGCAGTTTGGCACCGCTCAGCTGTTGCTACGTGACCTGGGTGCGGTCGTTGGTGAGGTTGCACCGGAAGCTGCAGCCGCTGCAGCACCGCGCTTGGAGATCACCGTGGAAGACAAGCGCCAGGCTTGACGCCTGCGGCTGTTGTGCTACAATACGGGAGCAAGCGAACCCAGCTTCCCATGACCAACACAGAACGCGGCTTCATCGGCTATCTGCTGGCATCTGGCGCCATCGTGGCCGCCCTCGTCGCTATGGGTTTTGATAATCATTCCCAGCTGGCACGCTGCGAGTCTGCCGGCCGATCGGCGGCTGAGTGCCGTCTGTTGGTGCTCGGCAGATAAGCATTGCTAATGTTACACTGTGTGACAGTAGGCCGCACTGCGCGGCTCTGCTGTGCTACAGTACGAGAGCACACAGCCACCACCCATGGCAACCGCCACCACTTGCGCCGCTCTCCTGCTGGCGCTGATCCTGCTCCCCCTGCTGATCCTGCTTTGGGCCAGTGAGTCTCGCCAGCAACGCGCCAGGCGTTGGCGCCGCGCTGGTTTGACGCAGCAAGCCATCGCCGACCGCCTCGGCTGCTCGCGAACCACGGTGCGACGGCTGCTCGCGGCATAGTACAACTGCACTAGGGGGGTAGGGTTCGGCGCTGCCTGCGGCGGGACGCCACCCAGGGAACCTACTGACACATTCTCAAATCCTTCTTCTGTACTACACCGGGGCAGGGGTTCGATTCCTGTAATACCCTAGAAAGTACCCCCATACATAAAAATGCCAGATTCTGCTGGAGCACTCACCCTTCGCTACGCCCAAGGCGAGGTGTTTTCCAGCCGAAAACGCTTCAGAGTATTGGTAGCTGGCCGACGATTCGGCAAAAGTTACCTGTCATGTATCGAGTTATTGCGTGGGGCGATCGAAAGGCCGGGCGAAACCTTTTTCTATGCCGCCCCTACATACCGGATGGCGAAAGACATTGCCTGGAAAGTCCTAAAACGACTGGTCCCGAAAGCCTGGATCAAGGCAAAGAACGAAACGGACCTCAAGATCGAGCTAGTGAACGGCTCGACGATCGAACTAAAGGGCACTGAAAACGCAATGGCCCTCCGAGGCCGAAGTCTGGCTGGAGTTGTCCTCGACGAAGCCGCGTTTATGGACGCGGAAGTCTGGTTCGAGGTCATCCGCCCCGCCCTCGCGGACAAACAAGGCTGGGCCCTCTTCATTTCCACCCCGGACGGCACCGCCAGCTGGTTCTACGAACTGTGGCAATACGCCGATAGCGGCGACAAGGACTGGAACCGCTGGCAATTCACGACGATTGACGGCGATAACGTTCCCCCGGAAGAAATCGAAGCTGCTCGCGCCCAACTCGACCCCCGCACCTTTCGCCAAGAGTTCGAGGCCAGCTTCGAGAATCTCAGCGGTCTCGTCGCAATCTCATTTGGCGACGACAACATCGACAAACAAGTCCAAGACCTCCCCGTCCTACCCCTCTTGCTTGGGGTGGACTTCAACGTGGACCCAATGAGCGCGGTCTGCGCAGTGAAAAAAGGCGATGTGCTCTGGGTCTTCGACGAAATCATCATGACCGGCGGCGCCACTACCTGGGACCTATGCGAAGAAATCCAATCCCGCTACGGCGTGGAGCGCCGCATCATCGCTTGCCCGGACCCCACAGGCGGCGCCCGCAAAACCAGCGGCGTTGGCGCCACCGACCACAACATCCTCCGCAAATCCGGCTTCACGGTATCCAGCCCCCGCAACCCCTGGAAAATCCGCGACAAGATCACCTGCGTCAACACCGCCCTCCTCGATGCGACTGGAACCCGCCGCCTTTTCATCCACCCCAAGTGCAAAGAACTGATCAAATCCCTCCGCACCTTGACCTATTCCCCTGGAACCGGCCTCCCCAACAAAAATCTTGGCGTAGACCACGCCTTCGACGCCTTGGGCTACCTATGCCTCCAAACCTTCAACCTTGCCAAACCAGAGAACCTTGGCAAGACCAACTATCGTGTGTGGTAACAGCGGTAATTTTGTGGCTAAAAAACCAACTAAAGCCCAGAAAAAGGTTGCCAAGGTCATGCGTGAGTACGGCAAAGGCGAACTCCACTCGGGCAGCAAAAAAGGCCCCGTAGTGAAGTCCCGCAAACAGGCAATCGCCATCGCCATGAGCGAAGCCGGCATGGCAAAACCCAAGAAAACCACCAAAAAAGGCAAGAAATAATGGCTAAACGCGGCCTTTACAGCAATATCGCTGCAAAACGCAAGCGCATCGCCGCCGGCAGCGGCGAAAAGATGCGCAAACCTGGTACAAAAGGTGCCCCCACCGCTGCTGCCTTCAAAGCAGCCGCCAAAACCGCTAAAAAACCCAAGAAATAGCCTCATTTTCTTTATACCGAGGCCGCCGATGTACCTACGTCACACCAGCTCCGTCACCACCCCTTACCCCTTCGGCACCTCTGCAGGCGGCGCCGCAGCTTCTGCTGGAGCAACCGACGCCTTCGGCCGTGTCCGTACATCTAACCCACTCACCCTTTTCGACTCCAGCCACCGCTACCACGACAACGGACTTTGGGCCACCTCTACCGCCACGGGCGGAACATCTACGTTTGACGCCAACGCCGGCCTCGTCAACCTCGCTGTAACCACCAGTTCCGGCTCCGAGGTCATCCGCGAAACCACCAAATGCTGCTCGTACCAGCCGGGTAAATCCCTGCTGGTGATGTCCACTTTTACGCTGAACCCTGCCAAAACCGGCCTCCGCCAGCGCGTCGGCTACTACGGCGCCGCCAACGGCATGTACCTCGAACTTGCCAACACCACCCTTTCCTTCGTCGAACGCAGTTCTTCCACCGGCTCCCTAGTCGAAACCCGCGTCGCCCAATCCGACTGGAACATCGACCCCCTCAACGGCACCGGCCCCTCCAACCTCACCCTCGACCCCACCAAATCCCAAATCCTGTGGATGGACATCGAGTGGCTGGGACTCGGCACCGTCCGCCTAGGTTTTGTTATTAACGGCAAATTTGTCCACTGCCACTCTTTCCACCACGCCAACATCATCACCTCTACCTATATCACCACCGCTTCCCTTCCACTCCGCTACGAAATCACAAACACCGCCGCGACCGCTAGCGCCAGCACCCTCAAACAAGTCTGCTCCACGGTCCTCTCCGAAGGCGGCTACGAACTACGCGGCCTCCAACAAGCCATCGGAACCGCAATTACTGCTCCTTATGCTCTAACTACTGCTGGCACTTACTACCCAGTTATTTCTTTACGCCTTAAGGCAGCCGCACTAGACGCAATCGTCATTCTTACCGCATTATCTATCCTTGGCGCCACAGCCAACGCCAACTACAACTGGCGCGTGATGGCTAACACCACCACTACAGGCGGCACTTGGACAAGCGCCGGAGCTGACTCCAGCGTCGAATACAACCTCACTGGAACAGCAACAACCGGCGGCCGCATCTTGGCCCAGGGCTACTTCAGCTCCACCAACCAAAGCACGGCATCTGTAGACATCCTCAAAGAAGCCCTATTCAAATTCCAACTGGAACGCGACGGCCTTACTGCAACCCCTTACGAACTAAGTCTTGTTGTTACAGCAAGTGTGTCTACGTCTAACGTACACGCATCAATGGACTGGGAGGAAATCAGCCGCTAATGGCCATCCAAACAGTAAACGGGGGCTGTATTCACATCGAAATTGATGCTGAAGACGGCCTCACCCATGCCACATTCGTCTTCAAATCACCCCAAAACCCCGAAATCCTCGGCGGTTTTGTCACCATGCTGGCCCAAGGCGTCGAAGTACTGGTACCAATCACCGACCCCGACGACGAGGAAGACGACGATGATTGATGCCAAAATAAGTACAAAGTAGGAGCCTAGCCGTGGTCTACAGCGCCAACGTCCCACCAACTGGAGCTGTAGTCAGCGAATCGCCATTCGTCCGCAGCCTCGAAGTCATCGGCATGATGCCGGACTGGAGCGTAATGGCTGCCGTTACCAACGGCACGAACTACTTGCGGGACATGAGCGAGACCTATCTCCCTCAGGAACCGCGTGAAGACGACGACGCCTACCAAACCCGCGTCGACCGCAGCGTCCTCAGCCCTTACACCAGCCGCCTGATCGAGACCGCCGCTGGCGCCATCCTCCGCAAGCCCATCCACATCGAGGGCGACCCCTACTGGCTGGAGCTTGCGCAAAACATCGACGGGCTTGGCTCGAACATCAACGAATACGCCCGCCGTGCACTGGTAAGCAGTCTTACCTACGGCCACAGCGCCATTTTGGTGGATTACCCGGCAGCGAGCGCAGCCCGGAATCTGGCCGAAGAACGTGCCATGGGCCGCCGCCCCTACTTCGTGCACGTCGACGCCCCCCAGATCTGGGGCTGGCGCAAAGAGCCTGGCACCAACCGCCTACTGCAGGTCCGCATCCACGACTACGA